TGATGCTAACGCGACATTCGCCTCAACGATCAGCACGACGAATCAGCGGGCCGTGCGCGTGGCCGGATCGTGGGGCTACAAGAGCACGACTGAAGCGGCGGGGACTGTCTCTTCGGGGCTGGCCTCAGATGCCGCTGCGACCTCATTTGTTTGCTCCAACTCGGCCCTTATCGATGTGGGCCATACCCTTCTGATTGAGAGTGAGCAGGTGTTTGTCTCTGGGCGGGCGTTCGCCGCGCTGGGGGCGATTCTTGTTAACGACGCCGCTATCACGGCTGACGTGACGGATAGCACGATCACGGTGGACGGCTCGCATGGGCTCGTCGCCGGGGAGATCATCAAGCTTGACTCAGAGGAGATTTACATCACCAGCGTCGCCACAAACGTCCTGTCGGTCATACGCGCCTACAACGGCACCACGCTGGCCGCACACGCCGATGATACCGCCGTTCAGGTGGCGCGGACCCTGACGATTGTGAGGGCGCAGAACGGCACTACAGGGGCGACGCACGCCAACTCTACGGCAATCAACAAGTACACCGTGCCGAAGGACGTGAACGAGTACGCCGTCGCCAGGGCGCTCCATGCTTTCACGCAGGACGAGGGGCGATGGACGGGCGTTGTCGGCGCGGGGGACAACGCCGTGGAGCTGCGCGGGCGGATTCTGAACCAGATGGAGGTCGCGCTAATGGTCAAGTACGACCGGCCTCTGGCGAGGGCCCTGTGAACCTGACGGTGAAGGTGTCGGGGCCGTTCTTTAGGTTGGGGCCGAAGCCTGTTCTTGACTCACTCCATGCCGCCATTCAGGAAACGGTGTCCACGGGGGAGCGGGAATTGGTGACGATGGCGCAGCCGCGAGAGCGCGGGGGCGTGTTCCACTCCGGTGCCTACGCAGCAGCCCACGGCTACCGCCACACGGGCCACTACGCCCGCTCAATCAATGGGCGCATGGTGGGCTCCCTGAACGGGGTGATCTCTGACAGTGGCGTCACTTATGGCGCTTGGCTGGAGGGCGTTTCGAGCCGAAACCAGGCGACGCGGTTCAAGGGATACGCGATGTTCCGCCGCACCCGTGACAAGCTCCAGAAACTCGGCGGCGAGATACTAAACCGCCACGTCAGGAAAGCACTGGACAGGCTGAGGTAATGGCGTTCAACCCGAAGGGCGTACTCCAGCGGGTGCATAGCTTCCTGGCGGCGTCTGCCCGGTTCCCCGGCGGGGCCTTTATCGGCGAGCCGAAGGCCCCGCCAACGGCTTTGGCCGCTGCTGTCATGCTGACTTCGGTGGGCATCCCTGAGACGACGCTCACCTACGCCCAGGGCTTACTCAACCTGAGTGTTCGGCTCTACCATGACGCCTTCGCTACACCGCTTGAGGATACCGAGGTGTTGATAGGCCAGGCCGTCTTTGAGTTGATTGAGGACTTCTGCGGGAACTTCGATTTCAGCGACGCTAACGTGCGGAACCTTAGACCCACGGACCTGACGGTCACATTTGGCTACCAGCAGATCGGTGGGGACGCGGGCAAGATGTTTCGTATTGCAGACATCGCGATCCCGCTCTTGGTTAATGACGTGGCGGTGTTCGGATAGGAGACGATTATGGCGAAGGCTAGCGGGCTCGGCGACAATCTGTATGTAGGCGGCTCAGACCTGTCCGGCGATGTGGGGGCGGTGCAGACTATCCGCTCCTCGGTCAATCCGCTGGACGTGACGGGGCTCGACAAGAGCGCCCACGAGCGCATCTTTGGCCAATACGACGGCGAGATTTCGTTCAACAGCTTCTTCAACGACGCCGCCCTCGCCGAACACGCCGAGTTGAAGCTCCTGCCGCGCACGGACACGCTCGTCTCCTACTTCCGGGGGACGACGCTGGGCGGCGAGTCTGCCTGCCTCACGGGGAAGCAGATCAACTATGACCCTACCCGCTCAGCGGACGGCGGGCTGATATTCAGCGTGCAGGCGCTATCGAACGCCTACGGCCTGGAGTGGGGGAAGATGCTGACAGCGGGCAAGCGGACGGATACGGTGGCGACGGCACCGGCCACGGGCGTTAACTTCACCGACGCATCAACCGCGTTCGGGATGGCGGCGTACCTGCACATTTTCTCGTTCACTGGAACCTCCGTGACCATGCGGATTCAGGATTCAGCGGACAACTCATCGTTCGCCAACATCACGGGGCTGGGTGCGTTCACGACGGCCTCCGCGTCAACCTTTGAGCGGCAGGAGACAGACCTCTTGACGCGCACCATCCGGCAGTATCTCAAGGTGAACACGACGGGCACATTCAGCGAATGCACGTTCGCGGTAGTGGCAGTCCGCTACTACGCGGCGGATAGGGCTTTGTAAACGGGTTAGTAAAGGAGGATTAGCAATTGGCTAAGGAGAGCGGACTTGGGATGACCACCACTGTCGATGACAGTGGTGGCACAGGCAGGGACATCTCGAACGATGTTACGTCCATCACAATCAACACGTCGTCCGGCGTGCAGGACGTGACGGGGCTAGACAAGAGCGCGATGGAGCGGCTGCTGTTGCTGGGCGACGGCTCAGGCACCATCAACGGCGTGTTCAACGACGCCGCCACCACGGGCTCGCACACCGTCCTCAAGAACTACCGGACGATTCTGGCCGGCCAGGTGGGGCGGACGCTGGCGATAGCGATCAGCGGGCAGACGCTATCGATGGAGGTCATCTTCACGAGCTACGATCTGAACCGGGCGGCGGACGGCTCGCTGACGTTCTCAGCGCCGTACCAGCTCAGCAATGGGACAACGCCGGCCTGGAGTTAGCGGTCATCGTAATACGGAGAAAAAGGCGGTGAATCACCTAGATAACCTGCCTCGGCGCAGGCATCGCCCATCGCAAACTGCATCAGCACCTTGTCGCCGTCTGTGGCGTTGGGCACCAGTTCTGATACCACTAGCCAGTAGTCCGGCTCGCACAGCAAATCAGGATCGCCACCCGTCAGGCTTGAGCGCGCCTGATTCAAGAAGGCTTCATAGAGCTGCTGGCGCACATCTGGTGCCAGGGAGGCTGGCTGCGTGACCTCATTGCTGGAACTCAGGAGGCCGATGGCGACGACTGCGGCGACGAGTAAGCCGACGCCCACTAAGACGGCGATGCGCCAATCGGTAAGCATTTTTCCCCTCCTTTCAGGGCCACCAGTATAACACCGGAGGCAATATGGCGACGAAAGCGAAGCCCCGCACGGCGGACAACGGCCACTTGCCGGGCCTCAAGATGCCGGTCAAGGTCATGCGTCTCCGCTTTGACGAGGACGGCTATCCGGGCTTCGAGTGCGACCGACGCATCAACCTGCCCATCGGCACGAACCGGCAGCTTGCCGACGCTGCCGATGGCAGCGAAGAGGCTACCTATCGGGGCTTGCTCTTGCAGGTCTTCCCTTGGTGGAACTTCGCCGACACGGAGGGTGAGCCTATACCGCGCACGATTGAGGGTTTCGATCTCATCCCTGACGATCTGCTGGTCGCTATGTTCCGCCGTGGGGCCGAGGCTCTGCGAGAGGCGGTGATGCCCGGCCCTTTAGGAACCGGATCATCGGACGCGCGCAGCGAGAGCGAGCTGGTGTCCTGACCGATGAGGATCAGGATGTTTTCGCCTGCTATCCAGAATGGGCGCTCCGTAAGGTGGCCGCGCACTACAACCGTCCTTGGTGGGAGCTGTTAGACGTGAGAGAGGACTGGATGGCGCAGGAGGCGGAACTGCTAGACGTTCACCAAGAGATAGCGGCGATGGAGCAGGATAAGTGGCGAACGTAGTCCAGATACTTGTTCAGGGCCAAGACCAGTTTTCGGGGACGGCCCAGAAAGTCCGCACGGAGGCACGGGGCCTGGGCGGTGCAATGGGTGGCCTGAAGACAACCATGATCGGCGTCGCCGGCGGCTTCATAGCGGCCCAGGCCAGCATGGCGGGCGTCTCGAATCTTATGTCTAAGACCGTCGGCGCGGCGATGGCTTACGAGCATCAACTCGCCGTGATCCGCGCCTTGACCGGGGCGACTAAAGCTGACACCACCCTGCTTGATAAGAGCATCAAGGACTTGACCAAGACGCTGCCCAAGAGCCCCGCCGAACTGGGCGCTGGAGCTTACTTCATCCTGTCCTCCGGTATCAAGGACGTGAACACGGCCACGAAGGTTCTTGCACTGTCCGCGAAGGCGTCCGTGATTGGCCTTGGCGAAACGAAGACCGTCGCCAGCGTCCTTACATCCGTGATGAACGCCTACCAACTGAAGGCGACGGACGCGGCCAAGGCGACGGATACACTAGTCAACATCGTCAAGTTGGGCAAGGGCGAGCCGGAGGAGTTCGCGCAGGCGCTCGGATTTGTCATCCCTATCGCCGCTCAAATGGGCGTGGAGTTTGAGCAGGTGGGAGCGGTACTAGCGACGATGACAAACACTGGCCTCGGAGCCGCTGAGGCCGTAACCGCACTACGGGGGGTGCTGTCGCAGATTCTTAGTCCGTCAGATGAGGCTCGGAAGACGTTCGCCGCCCTCGGTTTTGACGTTGAGGCGTTTCGTAAGGAGGTAGACACTAACTTCGTCGGCGCAATGGCGCGGCTTTCGGCTTCTGTGGGTAGCAATGAAGAGGCGTGGGCGGGTCTCTTTCCCGAAGTGCGCGGGATGATCGGTGCGATGTCCGCTTTCGGTAATCAGCTCCCCCAGACGGAGCAGAACCTCGCGGACATCACGGCCGGGGCGGGGGCGCTGGACAAGGGATTCAAGGAGGTCGCCGACACGACCCAGTTCAGGACCCAAAAGGCGACGAATGACTTTAACGTCGCTCTAATGCAACTTGGAGGGGCGGGGCTTCCAATCGTGACTGTAGGCTTGAAGGGCCTGACATTGGGGGCTCGTGGGCTGGCTGAAGGCGTCACGGCGACATCTGCGGGCGTGCGCTTCTTGTCTGTTGTCATGCGCGATAACCGGGTCATAGCGTTGGCAGCCACGGGAGCGATTGCTCTTATGCTAGGGCCGCTCAATCTCGTCGCAGCAACCGCGTCCTGGGCGGGGGTAAACTTCAAGACTCTGTCGTCCATCTTCAACAGAGTAGTGAAGCCGGCATTTTGGGGTGTCGCCAACAGTGTGCTCGCTGTTGTTCACGCAGTGGAACGTCTCATCAATGCCCTGAGCCGGATCAAGTTTCCGAAGATACCCGATCTCACCCCTAGTTGGCTCCCAGGCTTCCAGCACGGCGGCATCGTCCGCTCGCCCCTTCAACTCGTCGGTGAGCGCGGCCCTGAACTCGCCGCCCTGCCGATGGGCAGCCGCGTCTTCTCCAACGCTGAGAGCCGTCAGATGCTCGCAAGCGCGGCTCCTGGCGGCGGCGGGCAATCACTTGTGCTGAATTTCACCTTTACCGGCCCAGTCCTCGGCGACCAGCACCAGGCTAACGAGCTGGTGCAATGGCTTCTCCCTGCGCTCAGGGGGGCGCTGCGGTGAG